AAGATCTAAAAAAACAGAAATGTATCAAGAAGGTAACGATTTTGTTTGGAATGTTTTTATAAAAGCTCCTATTAAAGATAACAGGACATTAGTTAATATTGCATTAATAAGTGTTTCTGACGCTAATCGGTGGCTTTTTTTTAATATGTTTGAAAAATGGCCGGGGGGATATATATCAGGAAGAAAGATTAAAGAAGAATCATTAAGGTCTGGAATTCACTTTAATAATGAATCATTACAAATTGCCATAGCTTCAGGTCTTAATGTACCATTACGTTTCGAAGATAACAACGAAATGATTACAATAAGTAGCCTATTAGGAAAAGAAATTGTTTTTGAATTAATTTAATAAACCTATGACACCGAAAGAATTCGTAAAAAAATACAAGCCCTTTGCTCTCGAAACAGAGCGCAAAACGGGGATTTCAGCTATTTTTATTCTCGCTCAATCAGCCTTGGAGACAGGTTGGGGGAAGAGAGCACCAGGAAATATGATGTTTGGCGTGAAAGCCTCTGTCTCCACACCTGCTGAAAAGCGGCAGCTGGTGCAAACCACGGAGATATTTGCTACAGATAAGGCGAAGTTTCCCGTTATTATCAGTATAGAAAAGCGCCCTGATGGCAAATTTAAATACACGGTTAAGGATTGGTTCCGAAAGTATGACAGCCCAGAGGAGAGCTTTACAGACCACGCTAACCTATTCGTGAACAACAAGCGATACGCGAAGGCATTATTGGTAAGAAGCGACCCGTACAAGTTTGCAGAGGAAGTGGCCAAGGCAGGCTATGCTACCGAGCCTACGTATGCAGAAAGACTCAAGGGGGTGATTAGAACAATTGAAAAGAATGACCAATGAAAATTACCAATGAAAAAGAAATTGTATTTACTATTAGCTCTTATAGTGCTTTTAGGATGCAGGAGCAACAAATCAAGCCGAACCGAGCACAGAGAAGAGCAGCAAATCGAAAGAAGGGAAGAAAAAGACAGCCTCTCTCAGGTAGAGTCTCATCAGCAAGTCGCTACTTTTGACCTCCAACATTCGCAATCTTACGAGCTCTTTCTTGAAAATGATAAGGACAGCATAGAGGTGCAGCGAGAAAGACGCATAGTAAAGAGGCACGATGGGGAGGTATCTCATATCGAGGTACTCAAGATCAAGGGGGGAAAAGCTACCCTAAGGGTAAAGCAAGAGCAAGCGCAGCAAGCAAGGCAGGTAGTCCGTAGGAAACAGCGAAGAAGTGAAGGATATTTCTCTCAAAAGAAAAAAGAGGTACTTACTTCTCATACTATGGAGCGAGAAACACTTCGCCAGAGATGGGGGCTTGCATGGTGGGTAGAGGGCTTATTGTTGGTGGTGTTCTTATGGTTGGGCTATAGAATAGTAAGAAGATGGATAGGATAGAGTTTCACTGTGCAGGGAGTTACCCAGAGCTCAGCCCTTGGCAACGAGAAGAAATCTGCCTACGTATGGAGGACGATAGGCGTGACTTTCAGGAGCTATATCGGGAAATGGTGCTGATCCTGCTGATGGGGGATCCTTCGAGGAAAAACAAAAAGCGAGTACAGCGGCTGCTCTCGGAAATCTCTATCGAGCAGCTCCTCCCCTTGGGAAAGTTCCTGCTCACCGATAGGGACTTGTTCTCCTTTCCTGAGATCTGGGATGGACTCACCACTCCCCTGCCTCGATTGAGTAATTGTACCATTCGACAATTTTCCGTAGCGGACATGCTTTTTTACCAATACAGCAAGAAGCGCGAGGAATTGTATGCACGCCAGCTGGTGGCAAGTCTCTACTGCTGGGGCGCAAGTGAGTTTGACCCCTTGCTACTCCCTAAGATTGCGGAGGTAACCGATAGCATTTCCTCTGGCACGCGGGCTGCGATTGTTTTTGCCTATCGATGTACCAGGGAGTACATCATAGAGCGCTATCCTGCTGTATTTCCTAAATCCTCTTATAGGGAGGATACTCCTATATTCAGGCGGCAGGGGGATTATACCCCCTTCTCCAAGGTAATAGCGGCCATGGCGATGGACAGCACCCAACCCTTGGGCAATTGGCATGAGTGCAGCGCGACGCGTTTGTACGATTTTTTAGAAATATTGAACGAATCTATTCTCAGAAGTAAGCGCACATGAGAGATCTCTTTGTAACAGATACATTCGAACTGGACTTGAGCCGGATTTCCATCTCCTATCAGGAGGAAAATCCGCGGTTCAAGGATACTTTCTTTACTCAATTCTCCCTCCCATTTGAGTTCTATATGAATGCAGATCTGAGGGTGAAGATGGGTAATTATACGGCTATCAATGCCCTGCGGCTAAAGAAGAAGCACGAGGGCTACCATGTGATGGATGGAAGAGCCAGAAAGGGGACTTTGGAAATTCTATCCATAGAAGGAGAGCTGGTACAGGCGCAGATTGAATCAGGTTTCGAGCAGCTGCCGAACTTTGAAAAGAAGCTATGTGACTTACCGCTGGCCAAGGTAGCTGTAGACAATATCTATGAGCATGCCAGTGTAGTCTGTAGGAAGAGATACCCCGAGGTAGATTATAATTTTCCCCGTGTGGTTTATAACAAGGAGAACAGCCAGAGTGGCTGGGAAGCATTCGAAGGATTCTTAAACCACACTCGTAATGGGGCTTTTATCAATAATAGCGAGGATTCTGGCAATAGGGTAGTCCGCAATATCATTCACCCTATGCCTTACCTACTCTATGTACTCAAGAAAGGATTTGCCGATGCGGGATATACACTTGCTGGAGATATTCTCACCGATGAGGACTTCCTCCAGCAGGTGATATACTCGGGCAAGGAATATTACAAGACTTCAGAGCAGCAAGAGGTCAATATGACCCCGCAAAGGGATAGCCTTACCCAGCAGCGGGAAGTAAGCGGAGTAGTATTTGGAAAGTACCAATCCGAGACTACCTTGGACAAGGTCGGAAAGTGGCGCTTGGTCTGTAACAATGCTCATATACTAACCCATGGAGAGCCATTTATCTATCGGGTAAGGCTGGATGGTGTGGTGATCCGCGAGGGGGCTATCAGTGAGCGCCAAAGTACCTTGAGCTTTACTCAGGTAATTGCCATCGAGACAGGGGGCGCCCATCAGCTCCGTTGTGAGTTCGAGGGGGCTTGGAATAGCCCCATTGAGCTATACTTGAATATCATTGCACAGCATGACGCTCAGGGGAATGTGATTGAACAGGTGATTAACAACAATGAGGTAGACCTCAAGCGGGCTGTCCCTGATATTACCTTCGGAGACTTGGTCAAGACTATTAAGAACTGGAAGAATTACGATCTGGAGATTCAGGGGGACAAGATATTTATGAATCGTATCCACACGGAGAATCGCCTACAGATGAAGGACTTTCGTCCCTTTGCCATCAAGGATCCTAAGAAAACACTCACTACCAAGGAATCTTACCTCATTAAGTTTCCTGATATGGACGAGGCTAAGTTCAACTATCCTGCGGTACTGATCGACGAAAATGGCATGCAACTCTCACAAGGGGAACAACAGGGGAGCACTCAGGTAAATATTGAGGGCTACTGTCTGCCTAAGGTACTCTATAGGGGAGAGCATTCCTGTATTCCTCGAAAGAACGGAGGTAATGTATTAGGGCTTATCTGGTATGATGGCTTGCGGTATGGCAACAAGAATGAGGGCGAGACCAGAGAGGAGCTCCTGCCCCCAAAGGTGACCAAGTACTGGGAGGAATGGTTCAAAATGCGCCTATCCTCCTATGAGCTTTCATGGAGCTTTATAGCCAATAAGAATCAGATACGGGAGTTTGCTCTAAGGGATACGCTGTATGTGTATGGCCAGCGATTTTTTATCAAGTCCATCACCAAGAACACTCTTAGCCGCGAATGTTACCAAGTAGAAATCACTCTAATCAATGTATAATGGAAAGGGAAAAAGAAATAGGAAAGAAAGCTGCTACCTTGCTCAAGAGCAGTTTACAAGGGGAAGTCTCTACCCGCTTTGGTGGACATCTCTCAGGAGGGAAAGCGTCCCTACAGGCTGCTACCGCAGTAGCGCGCATGCGCTATTCCAAGAGGGCTGATGGCACTAAGCAGGCGTACCTCAAGGGAATTGCTATCAAGATGCCACGGCATGGATTTATCCAACATTACGGGATAGAAGCCTCCCGCGTAAGGGCTGGAGGCACCCGCACCCGTGAAAAACCCAAGCAAACGACCTACTTTTTTAGGGCTCACTTATATTCTAAAGGAATGAAGGAAAAACCTTTTATTGAGGAGGCAATAGAAGCCAGCGGGGCTGTCGCCTACTTGGCTGAGGAACTCCCTAAACAGCGAGGAGAAGAACTCCTTATCTTTATCAAACAACAATTAGAAAAACAATAATATGGCACGTAAATATATAGGAAGATTTTATTCCGTATGGTATTCCTCTTTTGACACTAATGATAAAAAACCCTATTATGGATATCATGAAAGAGAACAAGAGATCATAGAGTGGAGCTTCTCTGAGAACCCTATCTACAAGACTTGGAAAACAGGAGAGCCTATCCCTAATAATGACCGAATGTCTGTTATATTTCCTGAACTCTTCCTCCTCCCTGAGTTCAAGGGATACTCAGGCAAAACAGAGTTATTTGTTCCTTGGGAAGAATACCTCAAGAAAAGAAAAGCAGAGGAAAAATACAAACCCAGCAAGAAAACCAATAAGACACAAAAAAAATGGGTAAAAGGAAATGGAGTTTTAGATCATTGGGAATTTAAAGATGTACCTGTCTATGAGCCCCTAAGTGAAGATGAAATATACCAAGAATGGAAAAGATATGCGGAAGAGTGGGAAAAAGATAAATATATCTTTAGCATCTCTATTACCCCCAATGATTTCGTGGAGATATATGCCGGAAATCAGGACCTAAGAAATATAAAACCTTCTTACTTAGATCGTATTCTTTATGCAGAGACGACGCGTATTCGTGGGCGTGGATTAGAATATTTGCTACGGTATAAGAACTTCTCCCAGCTCCCACAGGGAGAGACAAAGCTCACTCTTACCTTTACAGCTTATGCTGTTAATAATGGAAACAACATAGAGTTGGAGAAAAGGGAGGTGCCCATCACCCTAAAGAGAGAAGGTATCGGAGGAGGAAGCGGTAGTGGGGG